GATGTATTGTTGCCTAAAACTGTTTTGCGTGGTTTGGGTGTACAGCAGTTGTCTGGCTTGGTAGGTAACTTGGACATGCCAACCGCTAGCACTGTGCCTTCTGCTGGCTGGAACACTGAGAATGGTTCTGCTACTGAAAAGAGCCCTGCCTTCTCTAAAATTACTTTTAGCCCTAAGCGTTTGGCTGCTTATATTCAAGTTTCTAACCAGTTAATGCTTCAGTCTTCTAACAGCATCGACGCTTATGTAAGAAACTGGCTCCTTAATGCTATGGCTCAATCTTTGGAAACTGCCGCCATTAAAGGTGGAGGTTCTAACGAGCCTACTGGTATTATTGCCAACTCTTCTGTAAATGTTACTTATGCAGGTGGCGCTTCTTCTAACAGCACAAACGCTAACGGTATTGCTCCAGTTTGGGCCGATGTTGTTAACTTGATGAAGGCTGTTGAGAACGCTAACGGCGAGGGAGTTGCTTACTTGACTAACCCTAAAGTTAAAGCTGCTTTGCAAACTATTCCTCGCCAGTCTTCTGGTGTAGAAGGTAACTTCATTTGGCCCGCAGGCGGTATGGACTTGAACGGCTACCCAGTTGCTACTTCTACTTTGGTTCCTAGCAACTTGTCTAAAGGTTCTAGCAGCACTTTGTCTGCACTTATTTATGGTGACTTCAGTAAGTTATGTTTGGCCTCTTGGGGCGGAATGGAACTCACAGTAGACCCATATTCTGGCGCAACTGCTGGCTTGACCAATGTAGTGCTTAACGCTTACATGGATGTTAACTTGTTGCAGCCTACTGCCTTTGCAGTTTGTAAGGACATTGTAGCCTAATAATTTGCCCGCTTGGGGGCTTTAAAGTCCAAGTGCTGGGGGCGCTCTTGAGTGCAGCGCCCTCGGGCTAATATGAAAATTAAATTTGTTGCTAACCCAACTGGACAGTTCAACCTGAGTTACAATGCGGGCGAGGAGGTAATTATGGAAACCAAGCAGGCCATGCTTTTAATCGAGGCAGGCGTAGCCGTGGAAATTCCCGTGCTTACCTCACCAAGCAAACCAACTAAAAAGGCTAAAGCCGTTAACCCTGAGACCGAACTAGACGCCGAGTAAAACTATGTTTATTGCACGCCACTACACCGCCTACGCTAACGCTGCTACTGACTATATAACCCTAGCAGAAACTAAGCAGCACCTGCGCGTTACTAGCACCGCAGACGACTCCTATATAGGGGGGCTCATTGCTATGGCCGTAGAGGCTTGCAGTAATTACCTTGGCTATTCAATTCGTAAGGCGACTGCGCGTTATGGCTTTGACGGCTTTACGGGCCAGCCTGCGCTCGTTAACCCGCTGAATGGCACCAACATACCCAGCGGCAATTATTTGCGCTTAAATACACGCTGTTTGGCTGTGACGAATGTTTACTACATTAGTGACTCTAACGCGGTAACTGCCTACGACGCTGCGGACTGGATTGCTAGCCCTGAGCCTATGGGCCTATATAGCCGTAACATTTTTATAGAGACAGCGCCAACGCTTGTAACTGACGACGGTATTAAGTACATTGTTGAAGTAACAGAAGGGTTTAACCCAGTGGGAACTTCTGGCGTAGAGCCCGACACTATTTTACCCATGACAATAAAGCACGCTGCCCTTTTGTTAATTGCACAATACTACGACAATAGGCAGGCCATTGTGACTGGAACTATACAGAGCCCCATGGAGTTTGGTTTTCATTATTTGTTGGACCCTTATAAAATCCAAGTATTAATTTAATGAATGCTGGGGCCATGGATGTCTTAGTAAGCCTGCAAAGTTACACTGAGACAATAGACACTAACACGGGCGAGAAGTTGCAGACTTGGACCGAATACGCTACCGCATGGGCGCAGCGTGTAGAGGCCGAGGCTGGTACTGAGAATGTGAACGCGGACCGCAGAGAACATAAGCAAGTAGTTTATTATACTGTCCGCTTTAACGGCGACATAAGCGTAAAGCATAGAGTAGTCGAGGGAGGCATAGCGCATAACATTGTTAACATAGCCAACTTACAGCGAAACCTATATTTGAAATTACAAACTGAGGTAACTTTATAATGGCTAACGGCAAAAACATAGAAGGGATGAGCGAAGTTATTAACGCGCTAGAGGCTGTTGGTGTAGACATTAAAAGCCCCAAGTTGCAGAAGTTACTTCGTAAAAGTGCGGAGCCCATTATACAAACCGCAAAGAGTTTGGTGCCAGTGAACACTGGGGACTTACGCGACTCTATTGGCTTTATTACTAGTAAGGACAGCACAAACCTTGACAAGGCTTTAATAGGCTTGCGTAAAGAATACTATAACAATTACCTCGGTGTTATGTTTGAATATGGCACAGCGCCCCGCATTCAGTCAAACGGACGCTATACGGGCAGCCTAGCGCCTCGTCCATTCATGCGCCCAGCATTGGACAGAAACGCTAACACTGTAACAGAGGAAGTAATTAAAGGCGTAGACGGAATGCTGCGCGACTTAGCAAAGAAAAATAATCTAAAATATAAATAACCATGGCAACTACTGGACCAGTAAACGGCACGCTCATTAGCATCTATAAGGATGTAAGCGGCACATTGACTAAAATCGCGAACGCGACAACTCACTCTATTGACATTAGCAAGGACATGATTGATGTCACCAACAAAGACAGCGCAGGCGCTAAAGAATTTATTGCAGGCGAGTACGGCTACACTTTGAATGTAGAGGGAATTTTTGAAAGCGACTCTAGCGTAAGCACTAGCGGACTTTCTTTTAAAGACTTGTTGGCTGACTTGTTGGCTGGTACTTCTGTTACTGTTGTAATGACTACCAATGTAACTGGAGACGAGAAACTTACGGGCGCTGCTTACTTTAGCAGTTTGTCTTTGAGCGCTCCTAACAATGACAAGGCCACCTTTACTGGAACCTTGCAAGGCACTGGCGCTTTGACTGTTGGCACCGTTTCATAATTTATTTGTTTTATATTGTGCCCATGAGCACAGAAATTAAAATCGGGGGTGCTAGTCACCCCCTTTTGTTTAACATGAATAGCCTTCGCAATGTAATGCAGTTGGCTGGCATGGAGAACTTTGCAGACTTAAACATGCAAAAGGACTTAGCCAAGTCTATGGACTTTGCACTAGCATGCGCATTTTACGGAATTATTGAGGGCTACGAAGCCAAAGGAGAAAAGACACCCTTTGCCAGCGTTCAAAAACTAGGAGCAGCCGTTAAGAAGTTTAGCGAGTTGGCCCCTGCATTGGACGCCTTTACGGCAGCAGTTACAGACTTCTTTTCTAGCGACGAGCAAGAGGGAAAGTAACAGCCAAGGGCGACAGCGCCCCGCTTACTTGGCGCAAAATAGAGCGCATTAGTTATGGAGAACTTGGTCTGAGTGAGGCTGAGTTTTGGAAATGCACGCCCCGCTTTTGGCGTTTAAAACTTGAGGGCATGCGGTCCGCACAGACTCAAGAGTACAGAAACCAGTGGGAATTAATGCGCTGGGCGGTTGCTACCTCTATGGCCCCACACCTGAAAAAACCAATAGAGCCCAAACGGTTGTTAACTTTTCCATGGGAGGAGCCAGACTATATTAGTATAGAGGAGGCTGTTAGGTTATATTCGCATGTCTTTGACAAGTTAACCCCAGACGCCAAAGCATGAGCGCCCCTATAAAAATAGCCTACAACATATTGAGCAACTACTCAGGGCTTACTGCCTTGGTTAGTACACGCTTAAACCCTTTGCGCATTCCACAAGAGAGCGCATTCCCTGCCATTAGTTATAACCTTGTTAGCATTATTGCTAGCCCTACGAATACTAGTCACAGCCGTACAGACTTTGCGCGAGTTCAGGTTAATTCGTTTGGCACTACATTCGCAAGCGCTACGGCAGTCGCTGAGCAAGTGAGGGCCGCGTTTGAGGCTGCAACATTGCCAGCAACTTTTAACGGCGTTAAATGTCAAACTATTGAACTGGACAGCGAGGTACAATTAACGGACGACGAGGCGGGCTTCGCAGGCATTTACCAAGTTTCTCAGGACTTTATAATTAACTATATTAGGTAATGGCACGCTCGTTAAACATTGTTATAGGTGCAGACATAGAAAAGCTGCGCAAAGGTTTGCAGGACGCTATTAGCGCCATTCAGTCTAGCGGTTCTAAAATGACTGCGGAAACCGCAAAGGCCGCAGGGGACATAGAAAAGAAACTGGCTGCCATTGCTACCAAAAACCCGACTGCTGGAACAGTTAGACAGTTAACCAACTTGGCTATGGAGGCAAGAGCCTTGGGTCCAGAGTTCGCCCAAACCGCTAACGACATTATAGCGGCAGCGGGTAGAATGAAGGACAGCATAGCGGACGCCCGCGCTGAGGTGTCCTACTTTGCTAGCGACACGCGTAGAATAGACGCGGTACTAGGCGGCGTAGAGGCAGCGGCTGGAGCCTTTGGCGCTGTTGAGGGGGCACTCGCTCTGGCAGGTGTACAGAGCGACGACTTGCAAAAAACTATGGCAAAACTCCAAGGAGCAATAGCCTTAGTTAATGGGGTGCAAGCAATACAAAACGCTTTACAAGCAGAGAGCGCAGTGCGCATGGGTATAACCACAGCGGCTACACAGTTGCAGGCGTTTGTTATGGGGCAGGCTACTATCGCCGCACGGGTTTACTCTGCTGCCTTGGTTGCCACTGGAGCGGGTGCAGTTATTGTGGCTATTGGTTTAGTTATTACTTTATTCCAAAAAAGTGGGAAGGCCATAGACGAGGCTAAAGAAAAACTAGCCAGTTTAGAAAAGCAGCAAGAGCGAAGCCTAACACTTGGCCAGCGCAGAATTAAAAACGAGGAGCGTGCACTAGAGTTAGCAATAAGTAGAGCACAAGCCGAGGGCAAGAGTGAGCAATATATTTATAACCTTAAAAAGGCAAGTCTAGAAAAACAAAAAGGCATTTACCAACAATACGGAAAAGAAGCCCTTGCGTTATTGGACAGACAGAGAAACGCCGAACTTTACACAGTAGAAGCCAACAGCAAAAAGGCTACTGAAATTCGGGCTAAATATGAGCAACTTGCAGAGGACTTGCGCTATTCAATTAACGAGGAGTACCAAGCCAAAGTAGCAAGCCTGCAAATGGACGGCAATGAAATTGCGCAGAACATTCGCGAGGACAATTTAAAGAAACATAAAGACAATTTAAAAAAGGAAGAGGACGCTGTAAAAGAGTCGCAGCAGCGCATACTAGACTTATACTCTTTGGACCGCGCAGGCATAGCCAAGGAAATTAAAGCGCCTAAAATAGTTGCACCTAGTGGGCC